CCGTAAAGATACAGGCCTTAGCCCACCGTGGAGGGATGATTGTGAAAGTACCTGCACCTGAACTTCTCCACTTCTGATGATGCTGACCACCTAAGTGCGAAACATCGAAGTGCATTAGTACTTACCTCCTACTGCAGTAACCTTCCAAGGTGCAGCAACTGTAGTGGTAATTGCTACGTTAATTTTATCACCCGGAGGCAGTGCAATGTTAAGTGGAACCATAATTGAAGCATTAGCTGCTACTTGTGAGATTGTTACAGCAGGAAGTGTTACCTCTTCAAACAATGTATTATTTGTGGCAGCAGTACCGACGCCATCATTAATAAATACACGAAGCGAAGATACGACAGCAGTACCTGTAGGCTTGCACTTAAGATAACTCACATAACCACCATTGGTAGCATCTGCAGTGAACACAGTAGTTACTGTACCAGTTCCATCAAATGCAGCGTTGCCTGTTGCACTCGGGGTTCCCCATTGAATATCACCAACCTTTGAGTAGATTGGATCAGTATTGACTGTAGCCATACTTTACTCCTTTAATTTAACGTATTACCCAAGTACGCTTGGGTGACTTGACCCTTCGACCATATATCTTGAATAGCTGCAGCAGGGATTGTGCAGAACACATCACAGGTAGCACCTGTAAAGTTAACAAGTGCGTTAGCGTTGGAACTCTCAAATACAGTAATCCTGCGAAGCACGTTAGTAGCTGTAAGCTCACCTTGACCTACTTCCCATGCTGAACCTGTTTGCTCTGCAATGCAGTAATACAGAGGTTCACCTACCGTAAAACCAGCAGCAGAGAATGCTTTGAAACCAGCAGCAGCACCAAGCAAGGTAGCGTTACCTGTGCCTACAACTGCAGTAGTTTCCTTTACTCTATCGTGAACCTTTGCCATGATTACAGACCAAAGATACCAGAAGCGTTCCAAGTAACGGAGATATTACCACCGTTAGGAATAACAGGCAGACCAGTCACGCCAGTATCAATAAAAGCAATTAGACGCCATGTGGTATTAGCACCTGCGTTCTTGCGGTAGATTACCAGAGCTTCGCAGTTGTTACCTGCAGCGACGTTAGGAAATGTAATGTCAGCACCGTCAAACACACCGCCTGCAAATGTCTTAGGGGTTGTAATTTCTTGGTCAGTTGTACTAGCGATACCGGAGAGTTGAGAATAGAATTCGTGCGCGGCAGAGTAAGTGTAAACACCAGTATCAACCAGAGCTACGTACACACCAGTAGTACCTGTACCTGCCAGATCAGAGTTCGCGGTTGCTTGAATGATTGCTTCTTTCCATTTTGGGTATAGAGCGTTTGCCATTTGTAGTTTCCTTTATTTGTTAAGATATGTCGTACCAGAGGTCACCGACCCTTGGGTTAATAGGTGCTGTAGTAGATACAGTCACTGTAGCGGAGTTGATGTTTTCCCATACTCCAAGGTTTGCATTATACACTAGTTTCTGCCCGTCCTGCGGAGATACTGCTGTAACATCCGTAAGCTCATTCAGTGTAGTTGCAGAAGGACCGCCTGAGCCTCCCTGAGAAGAATCTGCAGTTACGGATATGTACTGCTCAATATTCTCCGAGACAGGCACTGGATCAGTAATAATCTTTTGACCGTCATCGAACTGCAGTTGCAACCGTCCGTTCTTATCCCATGTAGCCGATACTAAACTTCTATCGGCATCAGGAGATATAGCGTTCTTACCTAGGAACTCTTGTTTGATCCTAGGAGTACTAACAGGAGCCACGGAAGCAGCTTCTGAGCGCTTTTCCAGCAATACAGCTAGATGCTGTGGTAGCTTAGGTTTAATCGACTCTGAGGGCGTTCTGGAGGCTTTCTCAAGCCTTTCTGCAGTACTTGCCTGCGATAAACCTGAGAAGTACGCTTCATCGTCGGTTAAACCTCGGTTGATAGCTGAGGTGTAACCTACAAGGAATGCTTGTTTGGCTTTCAGGGATTTATGCAGGATAGCTGGAGGTAGCTCTTGCAGGTTGTATTTAATAATTATGTTTTGCAATGCTACCTCCTTGTCTGCATTATCTGCAGAAGAATCTCCACCTTCACCAGTCGCTTGACCTGTTCCGCTGGAAAGACCTTCTTCCATACCCTCTCCGCTCCTTGTGGTTTTATCCGGTAGGATTTCATCAAGGTCAGTACCTTCAGGGAGTTCGTCAATACCGAGCGCAGTCATACCGCGATTGATAACGTCAATAGTCTTAGGCAGGAAACCAGTAGCGCCCATACGCTGATACGCTTTAGACAGACCTTCAAGATCGACGGCATGCAGGTTATCGTAATCCAGTGTGCAAGTACGAGCAGGATCAAAACCATTCAGTTCGTACAGTTGACGGATAACGTCACGCTGAAACAACTCCACGATATTGTCGAGCATAGCTTCTACGTATGCGCCGGTTAAGGAACTTTTCAATGCACCAAGTGCAAAAGAACCAACAGAACTCTGGCCCATTTGCAAAATATCTGCCGCCATCGAAGTATAAATCTGATTCTGATAGAACTCCTTAACCTTGGCTGTATCGAAGGATTTCTTACCATCTGAATTCAGCAGAGTAAGCGAGAATAACTTCTGACGAGTATCAGGATCAGTAGCACTGGGAAGAATAATACCTGATTGGGAGTTATTCTGAATGTTACGGATAATGTTCTTGAAGTTCTCGTAGATTGCTTTCTGCTCGGGGCTAGCATCAGCGGACATGTACTGCGCAGGAATCTCCAGTACAGGTAGACCTTGCAAGTCACGAGCTACACCTGCTGCTTCAATCTCTTGGATAACCGTAAGGTATCGCCATGCGAGGTACACATCGCGCAATGGGGATTTACCGAATGGGTCACCGCGATTACGACCTACGGTAATATGCACGAACTTAGATTTAGGCAGGATTACCTTCAGTTTATTCGCTGCAGTGGAATACCGCATGGAATTCAGGCTGGAAGTGTTCTGCTCTACACCCAGCAGTTCATTACCTTCTGTATCGTAGATAAAGCGTGTGATGCTCTCTTGGTGACGCAGCGCAAGTTTCTTCAGGCCGATTCGGTTGTCATCATAGAGACTACCACTAGCTTTTGTGCGTTTACGGAATACTTTTTCATGCACGGAGAAACCGTAGATGTTACTTGACAGTGCATCCTTGATAAAGTCACGGAAGGAATGATCCATGTCATTCAAGCATTCGTTAATGAACTCCGTCTGCTTCTTCTCTTCTTCCGTTGCGTCCTTCGGAGGCAGTACGCGCCAATCAACCTTGGAGATTAGGTTGTCATACAGCGACAAGCAAGAGTTAATCGCGGAGTGATAGCTCATTTCCTTGTACGTATGAACGGAACGAGGAAAGTTCAACTCTTGCTTCATTTCCTCGTTGCTCACTCCGTTAAACAGTTGTAAGCCTGAGTAACCAATAGAGCCTAGTTGAAAGCGATCTGGCCTATCCATAGGTGCAACAGCTTTTTCAACGGAGGTTTGCCCATCGGCTTCAGTTTTTCTAGTTCTAGCCATCAGTGTAGGCTCCTTTAATTGGTTATTCAATTCATGGTAAAGTCAAACCAGAAGTAGGTATACTACCACTGGGGTTTACGCTATATACAGGCGTCTGAGATAAGTCAGGAAGAGTAAACGCAGGTAACTCAAGAGTTTGGTTCAATGCCAGTACTCCATCGCTGCAGCAATCAGCCATATCGTCGCGTTCACCGCGCTTCAAACCAGTGAATTCCTCAAGCTCATTAAAGAACTCTTCATTCCAATCTGCTCTGACCACATGCAAGAAACCAGCTTCAGCAATCGCAGAGAACGCTAGGAAACGACTACGCTTGGATTTATTAGGTCGAATCATCTTGGATGAAACACCCATTTCTGCCAAGTCTCTTTTCATTTCGTTGGCTCTGGCAATACCAGCTTGGCCCGGATCAATAGGGTAACTAACTACTGTTGAATTACCGTCTGATCTTGCTGTGTGGTAAATTAGTTCCTGCACAATGTGAGGTCTATCGCGGACACTTACAATATCTTCAACGGTGTAAATACCTGCGTCATCTTTGGAGATTAGAACGCCACGAGTCCAGTCAGGATTAGGAGACTGTGTAGAAACTGGCTGAGAAGCCAAGTCATATGCACGTACTCTCTTCTTAGCTCGGATGTTCGGATGGTCAACCATAGTAACCATCGTGCGGTTGAACAGACCAGCTTCTTCTTCACGAGCGGTCCAGCTACCATCCAAAAAGATTCTTCGCTTGATTTCGGGCAGAGCCTTCAAGTTAGAGATATAATCAGGGTTAGCTTTTAACAGCGGAATGTTCTGACTGATGTGAGCTTTAATTGCTCGGAAACTCTGCACAGGTGAATCTTTACCGCCACCGTGGATTGCTTCTGCTTCTTTACGACTGTCATACCACAGAGGTTTGTTATTCTGCAATACGAAGAATCGCTCTACGTTGGATTTTTCATCGTAAGGTATACCGTATTCGTCAAGGTAGAAGTCCTTGATCCAATGGTAGATACCGTGGTTGTACATTGGGTTGGTACTCCACATCATCTGGGGTACATAATCTACGTTTGCGTTACGCAATCGTCCGATCAACGGTAAGATCATTTCCTCAAATGGAAATAAAGTAGCCTCGTCAAACACGATAAGACTGTATTGAGCACCAAGGTGGCTCATAATATCAGACTGGTATTGAAGATGTGAAAACTTAATCTTAGCATTCGTAGCAGGGATGTAGATTTCCATTTCCCTATTACGAATCTGCACACCCTTACCGAACATCCTCTTAAAGACCATTGTGGCTTCGTCCCAAATACCACCGTTTTGACGAAGTTGCGTACTAGTTCTACGAAAAACAACAGCCGTGGTATTCTTTCGCATGGCAAACTTAACTAGATTGATAATGATCGCAAAAGTTTTACCTGCACCAGCAGAGCCTGCGTATAGTGTAATCTTAGAGTCGGATGCTAAGAATTGTTCCTGTGGTAGAGAAGCAGGTGCAAGTGTAAAAGGTTCATCCATAAATTCCTTCCATGAGTTCTTCGTCAAGATTATTAAATTTACGTATGTTTTCTTCCTTGGTAATCACTCGTAAATTCCAAGGTACGTGCAGTCCACAAACGGTTTCACCATGCAAAGGTACAATATGATCTACCTCATGCTGAATTCCTGTAGAGTCAGTCAATCTGCGTGACTCTTTATAAACATCTCGTATTTGAGCAGTCATTTCCCTTGTTAACTAACTAGGGCTTGCTCGACTTATTCGATATTTTCTCAACTTACTATAGTGTAAATACAGTGCTCGGTTCTCAGAGTAGTGTTCACGGCGTTTGACTCGCTCTACTTCAGCGTTCTTCATGTAGTTGAGTTGTTTTCTGCGCTTAACGTGTTCCTTATTCTGCTCACACCATTGCTTGCTTTGTGCGTCTAACCGTTCTTTATTTGCAAGTCGATATGCTTTATTGTATTCAGTTTGACAAGCATTACACTTCGGTGATAATCCATCTTTAGCTGAACTTCGTTTATAGAAGAAACTAGTGTCGAAACTATTTTTACAAGTGCAACAAATTTTATTCATTATATTACCTCTAATACACCTCTATAAATGATAGGACAACAAGTGAGGAAACTTGCTTTCGGTCGGCCAACCTAGTCCTACTCAAAACCGTTATTTATCTTCTTTATTTTCAAGTACACGAAGCGAGAACACAGGCATGTTATTCTGCTCTTGTATCTCAGTACCTTCTGCATCAGGTTCTTCCCCATCGTAAACATCGAGAGTCAGCTTTCGATATGCGTCCAGAAGTATAGTTGCAGCCTTCAGTTGATTCATATGACTAGCTTCGTCGTTTTGCATAATCTTAGCTGCCTGAGATACTGCGCTAGCAACATGCGGACGAATTTTCCGCAAAAGCATCATTAACTCGCGTTCGCGCAGTTCACGGTTAGTCGGCTTTTCACCCTTCGGTGCAGGCGGCCTACCGGCCTTATTGATGCTACCTGCAGGTCCACGCCAGCCGGTCTTCTTCGGTTTTTCTTCTGATGCTACAGCAACGGGTTCTGCCATGTTATTCTCCTGTTAAGCGAAAGCGCAACAGGCTTTCTATTCGTTATAAGCCCCGCTTACGATTGCGGGATAACCTTTTCGTAGTTATCGCAGATGAATACGCTGTGTTCTTTGCATAAGTACTTGGCGGTACTTACCCAGAAAGCTCTCACTCTCCGTGTTACCTCGCAACAGATTCGAGGGACGCCTAAAACCGTGACGACACGGACCAAGGTAGGTTCTTTAAATATCTAATACCCATGACTATCCGAACCATCCAGATAACCCTCTCGGTCATCATAGAATACAGCAGGTGTTTTACCGCTGGGGTTCAGCAGATGATTCCGCTCTACCTCGTAGTCATCATCTTGGATAACGATAGGTAAAGTGCAATAGCAATTCTGACAGGTATTACTGTCATTGTGCCAAGCATTAGTGCGGAAATATTCTCCGCATGATACGCAGATAGTCATGGTTGTTTGTTCTTATTATTATTATTATTATGGTTGGTGCTACGTGAAGGAATTGAACCCTCGACCTTCGCCTTACAAGGGCGCTGCTCTACCAACTGAGCTAACATAGCGTTATTAATTACTCCAGCACCCTATCGACTTAATGTTTCTAGTGAGTGCAGCCGACATACCTATTGTGGAGTAAAACTGATTACTTTACTTGCTTGCTTAGATTTCAAGTATCTTTCTCTTCGTTTTTCGGTTGTGTAATTATCACGAAAGTGTTTTCTTTTTCTTTCCAAGTACTCTTCTCTTTGCTTGTCTTTGTCGAAGCGTTCATTAGGTTTTCTCGCATTAGAAAAATTACAAGATGCATGACTGAAAGATATGTTGCTTAAACTGAAAAATAATTCAATAGGGTTGTCAGAGTCTAACCACGGTTCAATATGCTCGATTGTAAATGTTGATCTACACATTGCATTACCGCACCTGTGGCACGTATTCTCACCGGTTTTTACTATAAAATTCCACAGAATGTCTTTAACCAGTCTATGACTTGCAGTACTTGGATTCATCCCAAGTTGCTCTTGTTTCTTATTTTGTTTCATGTCTATCCTCAGATGACTATTATTGGTAAACTGGCACACCCCTTTGGACTCAAACCAAAAACTCACGGCTTTGGAGGCCGGTATGTTGTCAATTACACTAGAGATGCATATTTAAATTAGTGCTAGTAAACCTAGACTAAGAATTAGTGCTGGTTACGGTTCCAGCCTAGGGAAATACTTACGGTAAAAGGAGTTAATTTAAACCCGTAAGCGAACCCTAGCGTTTGCAAGCAAGTAGTGTAATATCCGTTGTAACAGAGAGCAGCCATGATGCGCTTAATGCAGCATTTTACTCCTAGTATGGATTATTATTTACTCGCTAGATTGTATTATAGCACGAACCTGCTGTTAAGTCAAGGGTAATATACTAAGATTTAACCAGAGGTTCAGTTGTGATTGCTCGAAGGATTACGATTCCTACTGCGATTGCAACACCCACTAGCATTTGATGAATAGGTGCAACAGGTAGTAAGAATACGAAACCTTGTAGAACGGATAAAACTGCTATAAGTACTGCAAAGAGTACCGTGCGTGATTTTAGGATTTGAATTAGTTTTTGCATGTGTTGGACCCGCTGATTAGGCGGGTTTGTTAGCTTTGTGCTGAGGGGATGGGGTTAGGCAAGACCGTCAAGCACGTTATCGATAGTGCTTTGCGTGACCACTTCAATGGCGGTTCCCTTGCCTTGGATGTACGCAATCAGTTCTGGCACATCCTCTGCCCAAATACCGCCGCCGTTTCCGGGTGAGTAGTCGCCAACAGCAACACGACCAGTGGGGCAGTCGTGGGCGTACCACATCAACAAACCACCTGTGTAAATGATGCCGTCAATTTGTTCCTTGGCTGCGTTGATGCCAGTGGAAGCGGTTGCGGCAGCAGCGCCGTAGCTTTGGACCGTCAGGTAATAACGGTCATCCAGTCCAGCGGGGCCGAAGAAGTTGGCGCGGTTAAAGCCTGTACCACCCTTGGCAGATTTACAGCCAAACTTAGGCAGGATGTCGCGGTAAATACTTGCCTTCGGGAGCGCGTTGCCTGCGCTTGAGAACAAGGTAGCGCCTCGCTTGTAGCCGCGCTGTTGCATGTAATTGGCCTGCAAACCCACCTCAACCGCAAACTGCGCGGAAGTCGTGGATTGCGTCAAGTTGAGGCGCGTCCATGAACCGTTGTTTACATCGTGGCCTGCGTTGTAAGCGGCAAGCAGTGGAGTATTCCAAGTTGATGAGCGGTAGGAGTCCGTGCCACCAGAGCGAAGGGTGCAGTGGTAGCCTGCTGCCTGCCATGCTGGGATGAAGTTGGTGAAGATGTTTTGCGCCGAGGTATCGAACGTCATCGCCACCATTGGCTTAATCTTCGTCTGCGTCCAGATGCCTGCAAATCGCATGTTTGCGTTCAGCGTCATGCTGTTGACCGCAATTTCAAGCGATGGCTTAAACACCGTGGACGCATAGGTGTACTGGATGTTTCCAGATGCACCAGTAAGCGTGATTTGCACGGAACCAGTAGACCACGGCTGTCCATTCTCGAAGTCATCACACCAGACGAGCGCCTGCAACAAGCCATCCGATGGCATAACCAAATTCAGGCCCGTATATAGGCAAGCAACACGCCCAGCGGTCAAGCAGTTGACAATGATTCCAGGTGCGGTGGATTGCTCTGCAAAGATAAATGCACCGGTAGTATCCAGCACCGCAGTTCGGGCTGCTGTGCCAGTGAGCGCGGTAGGTGCAAACCATTGCACGCCCTTGGACAGAATGCGCTCATTGCGTGGCATGCAGCGCTTGGATGTGGAGCCGTCCGCGTTGTAGACCGTGACAGCGGAATTGATGCTGTCGGCAACACCACTCAAACGGGACACCCCTGCTGGAAGTTGCAGCGTGGATGTGCCTGCAACGATGTTGTTCCCCCCCGGTGAGAGGATTAGTACTAACAGTAGGTACATCATCCACACTGTACTTACGCACACTACCGTCGCTGTACTCTACAGTTGTGTTACCGCTGTAATCCGAGTAAACTTCTTTAATTGTATTTGGCATAATAGCCCTTTCTATTTATGGTAGCGCAGAGGCTACCTTTGTTAATCCGAAACTGTGTACTTACTTATTACCTTAACGTACTTCAACTGCAGCTTATTAAACTTGCGTCTAGCTACAGCTATATCCTGCACAACCTCTCGGTACATCCGTCCGTTATGCTTGTAATACAGCAGGTAACTAAACATATCATTCGGATGCGGCACTAGCTTTAAAGCACCTGATATATTCTTCATTGCTTCCTGCAATTGCATGTACTCTTTTTTCTGCAGCAGCACTAAGTTATGCAGGCGGTTATCACTCCAGTCCAAGTTCTTGTGAAAGACTACTTGGAATCTCGCTGGTTGCTTACCTGTAGAAATAAACCAAGCTAATCTGTCGGCTTTAATGCTTAATCTAGTTCCTTGGATAGTCGTCTGTATCTTGTTATCTTCGTCTGGAACGATTCTCCGTGGTTCACCGGAAGATGAAGTTACGGAGAATTCACCAGTCAGAGGCGAATAAGACAAGAACCGCAGAAGGTCTTTTAGAGGTAAGGTTTGTTTCTTTGGTTCTTGCATATGTTAGACCCGCTGATTAGGCGGGTTTGTTAGCTTTGTGCTGAGGGGATGAGCTTAGGCAAATACCTCTGTGTAGAGTTTTTGCGCTTCCATAGCCAATCCGGTGTCGTTAATGTGCGTGCCGTCGAGCGAGTAAAGCGGGTTAATCTTCCCGTAGTCGGCGGGGTCACGCACCACGCCAGCAAGGTCAACCACTTGGCAAATGGTGGCTAGTTCAGTCAAAAAACGAGTATTCAGCGCCAACTTGAGGGACACATTGGAAGCATTGTCGGTATTGACTGGCTTTGCAGTTGTCACGATAGGCACAACGCCTTGCCGCTTGCACCATTCCACGGCCTCGACCGTGCGGGCATATTGGTTATCCATTCCCGCCTGCGTAGAACTTGCAGAGTTAGGAGAGAAGCCAGAGAAGATCACAGCGGACGGCTTGTTGACCGAAATCATGCCCTTCATGTTGGCAATATAGTTTTCGTGAAGCATGCCCCCCACACCGAACTGAGCAACAGCAGCAGGCTTGCCGTTTTGTCGCAGCAAGTAATTCAGCATCACGGGCCAGCCGGATTGGTACGAAGCGCTGGAGCCATGCGTCAGGGAGTCACCAAACGCCATGATCGAGAAGTGATTGGCTTGGCCCGTGATGAAATCAACGCCTGCAATGCTTGGGAAAAACAGGTTTGTTGCCAGTGTCATGGCTCCAGTGGTTGTCACTTGGTCGCCAGTCGCGGCTTGGTATCGGTGGATATAGCCGCGATCACCAAAGAATGTCGGGGCGCTACCTGCAAAAACTGCCGGTGTCTCTGTGTAGACGTTGCCCGCTGCATAAGTTCGGATGTGCAGGAAGCGAGGCGCACCCACAACATCCGTGCGGGGGATTGATGGCAGCCAGATCACATCAGACGTCGAAAACTTGCCGATCTTGTTGACCGTAGCGCCGCCGCCGCCAACGGTTCCTTGCGTACCTGCTGGCACTACGATGGAGTTGGAGCCGCCAAAGGTCACTGGCGTCCATGTAAGCCCTGCACCGTTGTCGTTATCCACTGCACTGACAGCGACCTTGCACAAGTCAATATTCAGTGTGTCGGCAATCTGCCAATTTGCCAGCAACAAACGGACGCCAATGAAGTTCACATCTGTTGGGATTTGCATCGCAACTGTCCGTCCAGTGCCCACTAACGAGGAAGACTGTCCACCGAACAGGCGCTGAGAGACGACACCCGACTTAGCAATCCTACCGTCAAGGGGTATCTTGGCGCCAGAAGAATCGAGCAATACCTTCACCCCGGTGAGAGGATTAGTACTTACAGTAGGTACATCATCTACACTGAATTTACGAACGCTATCATCACTGTACTCTATAGTCGTATTTCCACCGTAGTCTTGATAGACTTCTTTAATCGTTTTAGGCATAAGTTTCTTTCTTTATAAAGGAGAGGTGATCTTGGGTAACTGCTGTTGCACCGTGCTTGAGCACAATGAAATAGCAGGTTATCGTTAGGTATTGCAATCCAGCCCCATCGGGGATGGTGCTTTGTACAAGGGCACAAAGATAGTTATGCAATTAAGTCTTATTGGATTAGGTGCAATTGAAGCTAACCTTGTGCTACTACGTGCGTTGTAACCGCGAAGCGGAGAGTAATGCACAGTAAACACAGGTAACTTAAAGTTTCTTGCATCATATTTGATTTGCACAAGTAAGAGAGAGAGAGTACTAAGTTATTTACTTCTTTAAGTAATTAAATCATAAAGAGCTAACACAATCAAGTTGTATCTCATTTACACAACTAAACATCATGGTGCGCAAGTCCAACTAAGGTTACATTTAAGGCATATCTTATATTATAACGTACATTAAACCGTACTAGAGTACGTTATACCGTACATTACAACATAAGTTATATACCTTAAGTACATCCTTAATTACTACTGCAGTTAACCTTAAGTATAACTTAAGTTAGTTACTATTAGTTTAAGTTTAGTATTAGTTTTATACTAAATAACTTGTATCCCTTATAACTTGCATTGAAATGTCCGTTATAACCTATGTTAATTTCAGTTAAACGGATAGTACAGACGTAATACTGCTTTTAGGGAGCAGCGTCAACAGAACTGTATGTTCCTAGGCTACTACCATAAAGCAGCAGTACGGCGTACTATATACGTGTTACCTAAAGCTGTGTTGAATGCTAAGGTGCGTCCGTCAAGGACAGGTATAGAGGGTTCGCTTACGGAGAATTCAATACTACCTAATGGCTCCTTCTCTTGCAACTATGTGCAACTCAAGGTGTACTTATTAAGTCAGTACCTTTTAACGCTTCACCGATCTAAGGGTCTATATAAGATTACCGAAGAAACTGTTACGTCAGGATTATTGGAGAATTAGCACTCCTAGATTGCTAACCATTGACTCAGCGCTTCACAGCGGGAGTTGGTTTTCGCAGTAGTCAGAAGAGAGTTATGAACTTCCTATAAAGCACTGAACTGCATCAATGCGCTAGACTAATCTTTACCTGTAACACAAATTATAGCACGTATCGGTGGTGAAGTCAAGTGAACACCAGTAAACTAGCTTATCAGCAAGTGAACTTTAGAGTTCAGCAAGTGAAAGAGATAGCTTGTTGGCTCGTATGAAGATGAACTTGTAGGAAGATAAACGTAAGAAAGAAAGAAAGGCACGAGCATCTTGATTAGGTGCATGATCTGTGGTACAATAGCTTTAAGCTGCACCGATTCATAGATGTATTAGGACTCTATGATTTGTGCTATTCTATGAATAACAACCCGAAAGGAACCTATGCAAGAAAACAAACCAGACTCTATCCAAGTACAATGCTACAACCTAGCTGAGTACAGTGAAATCGTTCAAAAGCTATTCCAAGATGGCTACCGCTTCGACTTTGTAAGTAACGCTAACTATCCTACCAGCTTCGGTACGTTCTACACATGCACGATGGTGCTAGTTAAGGAAGCACCCGTAGAAGCTCCAGAACAGCCTACAGCAGCTTCTGAAGGTGCCGTGGAAGGGCAAGTACCAGTAGTACCTAAAGGACGCCCTAAGAAGGTTTAAACAGGTCTGAGAAGGAAGGTAGCTACTTAGTATGTAGGTGCTACCTATGTAAGTTAACAACATAGGAGAATTATGAAACAACCCAAACGTCAGATTCGCTCAAACAAAGAACGAGTACAAAAAGATTTCGACCCTCGTGCTACTGAATCTAAAGTATCTAAGTTCAATGACTACATGGGTTATAAGCAGTTCCAGCTTACGGATTCACAGCAGGAATTTGCAAACAAGATTATCGCTAACGACATGGTAGTATGTAGTTCACCCGCTGGCACCGGAAAATCGCTTACAGCTTTGTACACATTTGTTCAGATGTATCTTCGTGATCCTTCACTGAACATTACTGTTGTGCGTACACCTGTAGAAGTAGGTGCAGATAAAGTAGGCTTCTTGCCTAACTCTCTCTCTGAGAAGATTGAACCGCACTTCGCTAGTAGCAAGTTACTCCTGACTAAGCTACTGAATAAAGGTAAGGTTGAAACAGACCTTGAGCACAGGTTGCACTTTAAGATTCCTAACTACTTACTTGGTAGCACATTGGATAATACCTTACTGCTTGTGGATGAATGTCAAGAGCTACCTCCGCTGATTATGAAGTTGATCCTAGAGCGTATCGGGATTAACAGCAAGGTTGTTATCCTAGGTGACCCTACGCAGCGCTATAGCAATGAAGCTGGGCGTAATGGATTGAGTGATGTGCTGCAGCGATTCTTCTATAAGGATGCTGACGGTAACTTCGTAAGTAAGTTCAAGGACATTGACCATCATGCCTTTACTATTGATGAAGTACAACGCAGTGATTTCGTTAAGACAGTACTAACCGCATACATGAACTAAAGGAGGAATATGAACAAAGAACTTGATTACGATAGTGTAGATTGGGCAAAGTATTTCTATTACGATCAAAGTGTGTCAACCGGCTTATGCTGGAAAGTTGATAGGTATGGTGGTGAGTACTACAAAATACCTACAGCAATCAAAGGTGAACCTGCTGGCAGACGTACCGATAAGGAGCACTGTAAAGTCTATTTAAGTTCTTTAGGAGGAAGTGGTTATTATGTTCATCGGATTATTATGTGCCTACATGGTCATAAGGTAAACGGGATGCACGTAGACCATGTTAACGGAAACAAATTAGATAACCGTTACGAAAATATGCGCGTTGTAAGTAGTACGGTGAACCATAGAAATAAGAAGCAATATACCACCAATAAGACAGGTGTTACAGGCGTACATTACGACAAGAGTAGAGATAGATATGCTGCTCAATGGATTGGACTAGATGGTAAAGGACGCAGTAAAATGTTTACTGTAGCAAAACACGGAAAAGAAGGTGCATTTAAACTTGCTTGTGAATACCGAATCAAAATTCTTGAAGAAATGAATGAGCAAGGAGCAGGCTACTCAGAACGACATTTATCTCATTGAAAGGAAACTAATGAAATCTAAACTATACAATCTAAAGTCTAAACACGTTCCAAACCTCTCCCGATTCAGGGCTTCTGAAGACGATGACGACATTCAAAATATACTCGGAAGTACTAAACAATTGGGTTATTTTACACAGCAAAAAGTCAGTACTTGCATAGTTGTACCCATTGATGAAAACGTAAGAGATGCGGACTACTATCGACAAGTAGTTCAGGCTATCTCCAACACAGATGAAGATGATGTGATCCAATTTGAAATTAATTCAAACGGTGGTTCTCTGGAAGGACTTATTGCTCTACTTACAGCTATGAGCAAAACACAAGCTTTAAAGTTAGCAAATATTAATGGCTTCTGTCATTCCGCAGCTTCAATGCTTGCTCTTAACTGCGACTCCATATTTGTATCACCTTACGCTTCTTCACTTATTCACTTCGTAAGTTATGGGAGTTCAGGTAAGAGTGCTGATATTCGTTCTCACGTTAACCATGTACACACTACGAGTGAAGCACTTTTCAGAGAAACGTATGCCCTGTTCCTAACTGAAGAAGAAATGCAAGCATGTATTGACGGTAAAGAACTATGGGTTGGTTCTGACGAGATAAGCCGCAGGTTGGAGCATAAGTACAGTATCCTTAACGCCGAGGATGAAGTCAAGGTAGAACCTGTAGTGACTGCAGAGGAAGAAGAAGAATGGTTAGCTATCGAAGCTACTTCCGTACCAAAAGCTAAGAAGGCAGGTAAGCCTAAAGCGCCTAAGTAAAATTCAGTAAACCTAAGTAGACCCCTGAGCGAAAGCTCTCGGGTCTTTTCTTTCGTCTGTACTTTAGTGCAATGGACGCAAAGCACCATCCCTGATGGGACTGGTACGTAATATCAGTCCTTAAACTAGCTAGTGACTGTCTTTACGGTCATACCTTCGTTAACCCTTCGCTTTAAATATCTTCGTTTAGGGCCTTCATTGTGTACCTTCGTTGACCCTTCGTTTAAATCTTCATTCTAATTTTTGTAAAAATTGGAGCTACAACTAAGGTTGAACCTGTAGTTTTACCTGCTATAAATATCGGAGTGCATCTATGTGTTGTGCGGATACAACATAAATATTGTTTAACAAATATCTGAGGATTATTGCAAGCGGTATAGCACCCTGTTGGTATTTGCTAATTTATTTGATGAAGCATTGTTCGGTAAATTTTTGATATTCAGCAGCGGAATCGGAAGTGCAACATCAAAAATCATAGCAGATTGGAATGGGTGCTTGATAGACCCACCCACCCCCATTGCTCTCTCCGTTACAATCCCAAAATATCACTGGCGGTTATTACATGCGGTTCTATATGGTCTTTCTATGGTCATTACTCCCGATAGAATCGAGAGTTGTAGCGTAGTTTATAGTCTTCATTGGTTCTCTTCGGTGCCTCCTTCGTTGCTCTGGGTGTTGCTGCTGGTGCTCTATCGGGCGATATAATGGGCGGTTTTTGGGGCTTGATCTGAGGTTATAGCGTGGGTTTATCGGGTGCGGATTCGGAAGTGACAATGAGGGTTATCGGTGGTGGTTCGTGCGTTTATATGTCCGTTATCGCGTGTTTTATTTTGTGCGGTCATCATGGGTCCATTTTCGATTGTAAGCATAAACCGATCAATCCCCGTTGAAACCTTCGCATTATCCGCACTATAACATCAATAGCACCATGCAATCAAACCCAGCGTCACAACGTAGAAAAGCCCTCGGGGTTTAATCGAGGGCTAGTCTAGTGGGTTAACGTCCGGTGCTCTATCCGGTAACCTTCGGGTATCGCTTCCTATGCCACCGGCGGGTATTACATGCAATGAAGCTACAGAGCATAATCGCAAAACAAAGCGCATACATTATCAGGTACACTGCAAGCGGAGACAAAGCGATCAATAGAAAGAGTTGGTAACCTTGCATATTAGACTCCCTCGCGCTTGAGCATGAATACCTTTTGAGCGCTTGCTTTGCGTGATCCGTGCACGGGGAAACCGATAATTGCTTTACGGGTGCTTACCTGACATATGCCGCAATTAGCGCAGGTGATATCTGAGTATGTAGCGGGGCATTGTACGATTGTATTTCCTGCAGGTGTGGTTGTAACCTTCTCACAATCAATAGGCATGATGGTAACTACTGGGCCGATATTGAGGGCTTTCAGTTCGTCGGCATGGGTAATGCTGTTAGCGCTTAGGTTAACAGTAAACCCGTTATTATTCGCATATTCTACATTGTCTCGGTTAGCATCTAATCGCATATCGTGATGCGTATACGTAAACCCTCGGGCCTTGGCTTTGCGGTTAGCTTTTACTAGGTCATGCAATGCACTCTGAGAAATAACTTCATCATAATGCAACAAATCCCCCGCTGCATTATGCCGCCACAATTGACCCTTTGGTAAACGGCTAACTTCGTCGAGCATCGCATCGTATGTACCACCCTTGACACCATTAGTTACCTTCTTCCAATGCCAGCTAATCGGGCCTGTTTCTGCGTAGCATCCAGCGCCCTTCAATGGGCATACCTCGGGGCATGATTGTTGGCCGGTTGTTGTCACGGGGATAGGTCCGGTTTTTGCGTTGCTGCTAACTCGGTTGAATGCGACAGCGATTGTCTGGCGTTGTGATGTTGACATGGTAAATACTTAATTAATTAATTGAGACTAGATTCTATCACGCCGTTTCGCTATTTTAGCTAATCCGGCAATTTATTTTGCGCTTATTTGAAAGCCTTAGCCCATGCCTTAGCCGGGCCGTATCCAATAGCGCGGAGTGCGTTATATACTGCGAGATTTACGATTGTCATATTAAGCCTGTTTTGTTTATGCCTTGCATTATTACTCGGCATGGATGAATTATAAGCCTATTTTTAAGCCTTGCGCGTAAATTCTCGATTTATTTTCATAGGACAAACCCTAATGTGTATTTGTACAGTGTCGTGCGAGTCTATCTCGATACCCTGACATAGAAAGCGCGCACATGTACGCACGCGAATACCATAGAACTAATACCCTAGTCAATCAGAGGGTTAATCCTAGTTCATTATCACAAATTAATACCTGATGCAAGCGCAGGGTTAATTAAGTTATTCACAGGTTGTTAGTCTTGTATAAGACCCGATTCTGTTGATAACTAGCATCGCAGGAGGGATAACTTTTTCTGATACGGTAATGGCTTCAATTGATTAAACCGCCCATAGGCCCGATAAGGTGCCTTTAAATTGATTTTCATATAGTGATAATTTACGGGTCAGTATTCCATCCACCGGAAAGCAGTTTCACGCTATGGAATTCGGGTTATTTTTGAGAAACTAACTATTTATACCACCTTTACTATACCTAATCAACTGCAGTATACACCACTTCTGCATTTCCAGATAGAGCCAAGGGTTTTTTGATTGAAAGTACCCAAGGCTTTCTAAATGAATTTCAGCAAAAAGAAAAAGAGCCAGAGACTTTTCAGCCTCCAGCCCCTGTATCCTTTTTAATCAACCAAAAGCTACGTCCTCTGCAATGTCCCACAACTCCGTGTTAATCCGAATGCTTTCCTTAGCTGAGCCCACAGCACGAGCCTTGCGCATTGCACCATAAGGGTTAGCCTTAGTAAAGCTCTGCACGTACGCATTACCACGGATTACAGCCTCTTGGATGCGGTTGAAGACCGTGAAGGCATCGTTATCAGCATCTTGCATCCGTCCGATACGCAGCGCGTTGTTCACAGTGCGATAATCAGCGTATGTGCCTGTAATCTCATGAGTGCTAGATGGCAGCATATCCCACCGTGTACTAACACCTAGACGAGCCATACGCAGTGCCTGTTCACTGTCCAACTGCACCTGCTTCAAGCGTTCAATCCGTGCTTGCATTGCAGGCAGGCTCTCCACGGTATTCTTCAGCATTTCTTCAAAGCCTTTCAAGCCTGACTTGCTGTGCAGCATACGCTGATTGAAGCCTTCACCGGCTACGATACCATTGCTGCAAATGAAGCGATAGCATCCAGCGTACAACTGCACGGAAGAGCTACCATCGTGAGAATTGTACAGGATAATCTCAGGGCGAAGGTCTTGATTCAACGCTGAAGAATGAGCGAAACTCAGCAGGTGAGCGTTGAAAGATTCGGGAATTCCTGCAACTTTTTCAGAATTATCCAAAATTTGCTGAGAATTTTTAGCTTTACGACTACCACGTTGTGCAGCCTGAACAGGAACGTAACCATAATCACGTAGCACTGGGATCAAATCAGACGTATGCAAACTGACGTAACGATCTGTCAGATGCTCTGCCTTGCTTGCGCTGAATACAGCAGGTGCTAGCTTCTCGATAGCAGCGTGAGACAACTCAGAATTGTCTTGATTGCGAGAGAAGATCAGGGATTTACGAAATTGCATTTAAAGGCTCCTGTTTGTTTAAAGTTAAGTTATTGTATCACTAATTCAAGCTACTGCACGATCTTTACGTCGTTAAAATCCAGAATGTCTTCATCTTCCTTGTATGAATTATCATTACATTCCATGGATACCCATTGTACACGCAATTGGTAAATCCATTGGACTTTCGGTAAATTATTCACCCAATAGCCCTTTACTTGACGCATATGATACCCTACCACATAACCAATGTACTCACCAGTTTGGGACTCGACAATAGTGCCTACTTTAAACTTTAGAAGTTGCTCACGGACTTCAGGGGTTAGAGAGTTCATTTGATTTCCTAGTTAATTAAGATGATTGAATTGTAGCAGAGATTCTGAACTATTCCGAGAATTCTCTAAAATAATTATGATTTCTTCTTAAACACAGCAATCACGCGCTTACCTGCAGGACTGCTGAATGTGTCAATCACTTTACCGTGAACTACAGCAAGCGCATGACCTGTAATGTTCACAATATAGACGCCATGCTGCAACTTCGGCATGATATTCTTTAAGGTGCAGCCTTTGCTTGCTTCAACTTCAGCAATCCTCTCAGCTACACCAGCAGAACGAGTGCTACCATGCACAGAAACAACTTCAAAACCAGCTTCAGCGTAAGCACCAATGAAAGTCCTGTAGTTAGCACCTCGGCGGTCTTTGCGTCCGTGCTTCTTCAGTAAAGCATGAGCATCGGTGTAGTCCATACCTGTAGCGTTAGCCAATGCTCGTACTGTGCAGTCATTACTTTCGATGATACCTGAAGAGAAACCAGTAACACCAGTGTAGCTTGCTTGAACTTTCATTTTAACCCTTGGTTGCTAATTAAGATGAACGAAGTATAACCTAAATTTCAGAGAATTCCGAGATTCCCTTGAAATTATTCCAACGGTCCTTCATCTTTATACCGAGCAGCTTGAGTGTTCATTTCAGCCTGAGTCTTTACGTTAGCCGTCAGCGCCCATACAAACGCAATAATCCAGCCTAGCACCGTCCAGCCGCCTACTACATTCAACCCAAGAATCGCTGCAG